TTACAAATAAACAATGAGAGTTTGGATTGACCAAGACCTATGTACTGGAGATGGACTATGCGCAGAGATAGCACCAGATGTATTCCACATGATGCCAGATGGTCTTGCGTATGTAAAAGAAGGGGACAAGATTTATGCGGCCGCTGTGGGGAACCCAGAAGGCGCAGCTGGAATGGCATATTTCGCAGACGATAGGCTTGCAGATGTAATTGAAGCAGCCGAAGAATGCCCTGGTGAGTGCATTTTTATAGAACCATAAAGGAATATAGTATGAATCAAGAAAATTTTTATGACTCTGAAAAACCAGAAGAATATGTCTATGATCCTGAACTTATTGACTATGATTTATTCTTTAAAGATTTGTGGAAAAAAGAAGACGACTTTTTAAAGTCTGTGGGCGTCCAGCCAACTAGCTAGTAACTGGTGTATCTCGTATAGGCAATTACTATAATCCCAGCAAACAGGAGGGATTATATGGAACAAATTAAAAATATTATAATGCGCATTGTTGCGACTTTCGCAGCTTCGGGCTTAGGCGTAATTGGTGCTGGCACAATAGCCGGTGTGCCACTCTGGAAAGCCATTTTCATGGCAGGTATTGCTGGCGTAGCAACTGTAGTAGAAGGTTTATCTAGGGCGTTTCTTGATGACGGTAAATTATCTGTTGCAGAAATAAATGAAGTCTTTAATGGAGTAGACAAAAAAGTTAAAAAAGCAGCAGATGCCAAATGAAGAAAGTGCTTTTAGCATTTGGAATACTTATTTTATCTGCATGTGGCTACAATGGAAATTACAGATACTCTTGTCAGGACCCAGAAAACTGGGAAGCAGAAGAGTGCAATCCGCCATTATGCAGAGTAGATGGAAACTGCACAGAAACTTTACTTGGATTCAATCCAAACGAAACAACAACAACACAGGAGATAGTCGCCCCATGAAAAAACGTTTAACACCAGCAGAACTTGATGCTCGACTTAAGTTTGTGGTTGGTTGCGTTATGGCAACCGTTTTAACCCTTACAACTATTGGAGTTATTTACGCTCTTGTATTTGTTACACAGCCAATTGGTGCTCAAGCAGAAAATGACAAAATGTTTTTTAGTGTTTTGTCCAGCATTGCGACATTTATTACTGGAACACTAGCTGGATTAATGATTTCAACTGGTGGCAATAAAGAAGATAAAAACGGTAACGGGATCCCAGACGACGAAGAGTAGTATGAATATTTCACCAGAAATGAATGCGTGGAATACGTGTTCATTAGAAGATTTATGGATTTTTGATAAATTAATTGTTGCCAAAAAAGCTGGTCACTTATGCGGGCCACGTGGGATACCCGTACCAAAACCTGGTGAATATTTTGTAAAGCCAGTTATTAACATTGAAGGTATGGGAGAGAGAGCCCGAGTAGAGTATCTTGAACAAGATACATGCCATCTGCACCCTGGAGAATTTTGGTGCGAAATATTTACCGGCGAACACATCAGTGTTGATTATAAAAAATACGAACCAATATTATCTGTCGTTGGGACTAAACACAGTAAACATCCATACAAAAGATTTACTTACTGGGAAAAAACAGAACAAACATACCCTCTTCCACACTTTTTAGGTCTCGTTCCTCTTAGGTATGAAAAAATTAATTGTGAGTTTATTGGTGGAAAATTAATTGAGATACACCTACGTGGCAATAGCGATTTTTCACATAAGAATACATCAATGATTCCAGTATGGAAAGATGAACACCCAGAAAACTTTGATGTTAACTTTCATTACACCCACCTGATCAGAGATGGATACCGCTTTATTAGCGACAACGGCCAAGAGTTAGAACGCCTAGGAATTTGGGTTCGTTAGTTGGGTATTATTACGGTTAAGCGTACTGCTTACCTTTCCACTGCTTCACTTTCCAAAAAACAGTAGTGGTATATCTTTCCCCAGAAGTTACAGTCTTAACACCGTGTGCATAATTTGCGCCACCTGGGAAATACACTAGCGTTCCAGCCTTAGGCTTAAAAGATATATCGTATTGGCTAAAGAAAAATTCTCCACCCTCGTAATCATCAGCGTAATACAAAACATTGCTTAAGTCTCGCCAAGATTCACACACCTTGTCAGCGTGCTCGTTTAGATGATCGCCAGGTAGGTATCTCGCCACTTGGTTAAATACTCCAGGCTCCACTTCGCAATCAAACTTTTCCTCTAAAAGAACTTGAACTTTTTGTCTATAAAAATCCATCAGCTCAACCAACTCTTTATCTTCGTTAAACTTTAATATAGATAAAGGAAATTCTACTGGATTAGGGTTTTCGGCAAACCCTGTTTTTTTAATAAAATCATTAACTATTTTTAAGTGTTCTTCAGAGATAAAATTTTCAACTATATAAATATTCTTTACATCTTCAGGGTCTATCAATACATCTTCAGAACCTTCGTAAAAATATCCGCTGTTATTTTTTATGTACATTTTAATACCAAACTGGCTTTGAGCCTTGTGTTATAATTTTTTTGATCTTTGAACCCGGGGCTGCATTTATTGAATAGGTGGTGCATCTGTTGTCCCAAACTATTATATCACCAGTACTCCAAGTAGTCGAAAAAACATTTTGCTCATCCTGAAAAAACTCAAGCAAGTAAGCTAAATATTTTTGCCAAACATCATTGTCTTTACCTATAGTAGAAGGGCCGCTATAAAAAACTGATTCCCTATTTGTCTCTGGATGGATGCGCAATGCCGGGTGCTTATATTCTTGTTGAGACTGTCTTTGATGTAAGTCTCTTGGGTTTTTAATATTCCAACCAGTAATATTGTGTTTAGTTATAAATTCAACAATTTTTGGATCCAACAAATTTCTTACTTTTTCTAAATCAACCCAACTAATTAAATTAGATTCCCCTACAGATTCAACAATCTCCATCATACATATATCTGCTACCTTAATGTCCCAGCACAGATCATTTTGCCATCTTGCGTAATAGCCATATTCTCCAGGGCCAGCATTTTGTAGCGGGGCAAAGAAAGAGTAGTCGTAATCCTCGTCAACCAAAATTGAAGATTCACCTGGAGCAAATGCTTCAATAAGGCTTTCTGTATCTTCAGGACAAAAATCTTTGAATACCAACACTTTATGGTCTAAAAGTAGACAGGGATCGTCAATTATTCCATTTTCAATTATTTTACCAAAATTAGACATACGACAATTATAGCATTTTATATTTTAAAAATCTTATACAATTAAAAAATTGTTGTTAACCAACTAAATTGTAGATGTCCAATAACATATTCTCAATTTCTTGATGAGTAAACAGTTCTCTATTTTGTCTTGTTACCTCTGATAATAGTGACTCAACTGATGCCTTAACGCTAGCTAGCTTTGCGTCGTCTTTATTTAAAAGTAATCTACTCATATTTAGTCCTCATCATTTTGTAGCATTTGGTGCGTGTAATGCACAGCCAAAGCAACACCAGTAGCTATCATAGCTATCTTTCTTGTGTCGCCTGACAGTGTAATAAATACTACCACGCTACCTGCTAATGTAAACGATAGTCCAGCTGTTTCTTTAGCGAACTTCTTAATGAAGCCCCATAAGTTGAACTTTCTTTCCATTGTACCCTCCTCGTATTTAAATATACTATTTCTTGTGAATTTTCCGTTTTCGTCTTCTTCTGGGCCGGCAATTTCTCCGGCTGCTTCTTGACCCTCTTCTTCTCGCCTGCTGCGTCCTTCAGTATTAGTACTACCAGATCCTCCAGAGCCACCTCCAGAACTACCTCCAGAGCCGCCTGTAGAGCCTCCAGAAGCTCCTCCTGTAGCTGCAGCTCCAACTACGCCAGCAACAGCTGTAGTCGCTGCTATAAGCGTTCTACGGCTTCCTACGTCAACCTGGGAACCTACAGCAACATAGTCGTCAAAGCCTTCTCCGTAGATATCGACTTCTTGCTCAAGAGCATCTTTAATATCGTCTGGTGCATTAGTGAGGGCTTCTGCCAATTGGGCTTCTTGCTCTGGTGATACATTTGCCACATCTAGAGCAGCAAACACTTCTGTGGCTTGATCTGGGGTTATGCTTTCTAGAACTTTAGGACTTGCGGAAAGTGCAGCTGATTGACCTGGATCAATACCTCCCTCTTGTTCAATCACCAACGTAACGACTTGTC